TAGCAACACGTTCATCTTCTACCTTTTGAAGTCTCGCTTGTATATCACTGCCTCTGTTATCTACTGTCGCTCTTGCTTCAGCAACATCATCGGCACCTACAATCAATCTACCACCTGGCAAACTACGAATAGTTTCTAATGCCATGAGTTTAATTCTATCTGGAATACTTGCAAACCATTCACCAAACATTAAGAAGCCTGACTTAAGTTTAGCTTTTAGATTGGTGTACATGATCTTAGCTTCCATAGTAACTCTATCTGGAATGCCTGTTATCCACTCTGATAGTTCACCAAACTTAGTTTTTATTGTTTCACCTACACCTGCAAGTGCGTCTTTAGCCCATGTGATACCAGCAGTAAATTGTTCTATAATATAATCGTTTAATTTAAATGGCTCTGCACCTTCTTCATTCCAACCAAACAATCCACGAACAAAGTTAATCGCCATGTTGATTGGTGCATATATGATATCTGTGAGTTTACCTAATAGACCTAGTGCAGTCTTATCTTCTTCGCCAAATGTAAACAAGTCTGTGACAACTTTAAGAGCGTCTTTGACACCAGCAAATATCTTGTCTGTCATACCTGTCCATAGTTCAGTAAAACTAAATGAGTTAAGTGCTTCAGCACTGTCATCGAATCCTAACTTACCTAAGACCCATGCTACAGCGCCTTTTAATAAATCTAGTGGCTTAGTAATCAGTGATGTGAATAGTCCATCGATTGCGCCTTGTAGACCTCCAAGAATACCACCTTCTGCGTAACCATCAATCGCACCCTTAACTACATCAAATGCTGTTACGATGATAGCAATAGGTGCAAATATTTTACCAACAACTCTTGCAATACCAGAGACACTAGCACCTAGAGTTGTAAAGTAGCCCTTCATGATATTCAGGAAGTTTTTAATTCTACTCATAGGACCTTTACCTTCACCACCAACAATACCCTTTAGAGTATCGCCAGCACCTTTAATCATATCTGAGATGGGGGCAAAGAATGCTTTGAATTTTGCAATAGTTTTACCTAAATTGCTTTCAGGATTAATCTTTAGAAACTCACCCACATTTGCAAGACCTGTTGACACACTCGTTCTTACACTTGTTATAGCAGATGAGATACCTGTTCTTAAAGCAGTTATTCTAGTATTAGTTCTACTCTTTAAATCATCAAGGCTTGATGTCCAAGCTTTAGGAGTAAGCGTTTTCGCAACTGTTTTGATTGCTTGATACTGACCAGAGATGACACCCAATGCGCCACCAAGTGCTAATGCGATACCCTTGCCTATAATACCTAGTCCACCAAATATAGCAAGTGTGTTTTTAGTTTCACCTACAATATCAGGACCCTGTTGTGTTGGAGCAGGCGTATCATTACTTACTGGCGCTGGCTTACCCTTAGGATTTAATAGATCATCATCGCCTTGATCACCAAGTCTCTCTTTCATAAGAGCCAGATTAGTCTGCATGACATTATACATGCCTTCAATGTTTACACTGATAGTTTTCAGTATATCATTAGTAACCTTTACAGAGTTCGTGCCTTTATTTCGAGTCAGTTGTCCCTCTGCTCGAATTCTTTCGATCACTCCCTGTAATGTATTGTCTTCTGCCATTTATCTGTTCTCTTCTGCTTTTTGGGTCTCAATGAAATCAATCAACATTTCATAGTATAAATCCCTTTCGAAGGGTAGTAAATTTTCAACTTCACTTATCTGATATTTATGATGTTGCGCCAAGCCAAAAACCATTCTATAGTACGATGCAAGAGTTATATGACTCAGCGTTAGATAAAAAAAGTTTCTGTTCCCTCTGCTACAAATGTTTTCTCAGTTCCATCTTCTAGTTTATATTTCGTCTCAAATCTCATCTTTGGTATCGTATCAAAGAATTCTTTAATATGGTTTAAAACATTACCATCTAATGTGTCGATAAAATCTGTTACTTCTTGTGTTGTAAAGTCTGCTATCTTGTAAACATCTTCGCCTTCGACTACTGTATCAATACAGTCTCGCATTAGATCAAACATTGCGCCAGCTTGATCTTCTGCATCTTCGCCTTGACGTAATACTTTAATAAAATCAATTGAAGGATATTTCATTGATAGTGAAATAGTATCTGTAACTGGAATTATTTTCTTATGATCTTCGCTTCGTACAATTTCAATTTCATCGATATCTAGTTCAAGGTCAACCATCTCTTCTGTGTCTGGATCTGAAACTCTAAACTTCAATAAGTTATTAACTGCCTTTGAACGAATTTGAATCAGAATATACTCTAAATCAAACACGGCTAATTTAGCAATATCGTAATCTTGGATACAGTTAGTAAGAATTTGTTTAATCGATAGTACTACCTGATCGATATCATTGGACTCTTGTGCAATCAGAAGAATCTTTTCTTCTTTTACTGTGAAAGGTCTAAACTTTACTGTGTCACCATTAGAGGGGATAGTCAATTCGAATAACGGTTGGTCAATCTTTGGTAAAGGCATAATATACTCCTATAATATAATTATAATGAACCCAATATTGTATTGATATTGGTGAATTGGTTAATAGCGTCTTGGATGTTTCTAGGTTTGCGTATATTAGAAACAGCCTGTCCTATAGTATTTAGTGATGATAAGAATGATAGAATACCATTAACGCCTCTTGCACCACCAGTCACAGTTCCTTGAACAGTACCATCTACTGTTAACTCATCAAATGCAAACGTTACAGGCAACGTCATTGCTTCTGCGGCGTTCTCCCAAGACAAGTTGATCGATCCTATAGAGATTGGATATACGTTGCCAAACTTGTATGTGTAGAACTTGTTCTCTGTTGGTCCAGAATACTGAATGACTTCCATAGAACATGCGTATTCATCTTTATAGCCAAATTCAAATGGTAGCAGTGCAGATGGACTTTCGCTAAAGTATCCGCCTGACACATCATAGTTTACGATCTCTTGCATCCATCTGTGAAAGAACTTCTGTACACCAAACTCGCTATCAACCATGAAGCCAGTGTTTATAGGTGCATAGTCGAATGTAGTTGGTCGCTGTTCAGATGGTCCAAATCCTTTTGGTTTAAATGGAGTAGCACCTACTGCGATATCTGGTAGTGCTACTGCACGACAAAAGAATGATAACTCTCTACTTGGAAAGTTCTCATCTAAGAAACTCAATGATGGGTTTAATATAATTCTTACGTAGAATAGGTTTGTCTGGGCAATCCCTCTAGTATTTACTTGAGATGAAAATTCTGATATATTAAATGCCATTAGACTGCTCTCCGTGAATCCGCAAATACTGTAGACTTGCTTGCGCCTTGGAATCTCTCTAATGGTAAGAACAATGCAATGTCCCACTCAGATGGATAGATGTACAAGAAGCGGCTTCTTAATTGTGATGTTAAATAGTGTTTTACGCAAGGCTTAAAGTATCTGAACTTTGATGCGTTGCTAAGAATGTCATAGTTAATACGTAATCTTGTTGACTCATCGTAGCGTGTGTTGCTAGAGACTTCGTATAGAGAGTCCATTAACTGCGCACGTAGTGTCAGTGGTAAGTAGTGAAGGTTGATTCCCATAAACCCACCCTTTACTTTTTTGTAAGGAAAGACTAATGGGAATCTATCGAAGTATGGTAGTGTTGCTTTGTGTTTGGCATCATAATTAAATAGGTACATCTGACCAACCAAAGGTCTTGCTGTAAGACGATCAGTATCGCCACGCATGAGCTTACGCTCATTGACACGTGTGTATGTTCGTGCTGTGTCTCTGTACCAAGAACGTGCTTTAGTCTCACGTGCAGGTATTTGTCCAGCACGGACACCTTTAGTCAGAATTTCGTCAAATAGAATTGCCATATATTACTTCATCTTTTCTTCGGCTTCTTGAACGTCTTTAGGATCTACTACGCCCTCTGCCATTAATCTGTTTCTGTTAACCATGTGGTCTTTCTCAACGTCTGCTTTGTTTTGACCGTGATATCTGACTGCATGACCTTCTTCAATCATAATCTCTGTAATCATACGACCGTCGGGTGCAATGAAGTCACCTAGAATACGTCCGAACTTACCCTTCATATCTTCGCCATCTTTTGCGGCAAATGTCTTTAGAGTACAATCTTTTGCTAGTAAGTCTTTAAGTCTGTACTTAGATGCAAGTCCAAATACCTTTTCTACTTTATCACGTGTTCTTGATTCGGGGGTGTCGATACCCATGATACGTACACGCTCATCTTTTAACCAGACGCCAAAGCCTAGATCGATGTCAACGTCTACTGTATCGCCGTCAACTACTTTGGTTAGTTTTGCTCTATATTCGTACATTTATTTTTTCTCCATAAAACAGTTTCGTTGGGCTGTCTTATTAATTGCTTGCTGTGCCCAGTCCAACTCCTGAATTATTCTGTTGTACCATTTAGAGTCGATCTCACTGTTATGTGGATTGTCTCGTTCAACGGCAAGTTGTTCCATTCTCATATTGATATAACCAGCAGATGCTTTTGCTTTACTTGCTTCAGACCTTTTTATCTGCTTATCAATGAGGTGCTTTTTAGTCTGTGTTAGACACTCGACACTGTTTCCTTTATAATTCATATCATTTTATCCCTAAGTGACCTTCGTGCATTATTTGAAACTTCCATCCTCGATCTTTGCAGTAATCTTCTGCGGCTTTCCACTTGGCTTGATTGATACCCCAAGTCTTCACCTCATTGATATACTTTCTACTCACATTTCCTTTGCTAGTGCTTTTCTTCGATATATCTGGCGGTATAGTCTGCGCTTTTGGTTTTACCTCTATAAGTATTGTCTCTTTAATCCCATTCTTATTTATCTGTTTCACTAAGAAGTCTGGAAAGTATCTATGCACTCTTCCGTCAATAGGTGAGCGATACGGTACTATCAATTCTTCACTGCCCCATTCTAAAACTTTGGGGTGAGAATCCAGATACCTCATCAGTTTGAATTCCCATCCGCTTCTATAAATAACGTTAGTGGGATCGCCCATATACTTCTGTGGCGCTTTTGGCTTGAACTTGCCTTGATAATACTTAGCCATAATAAACCGATCTTGATCCTACGTATAAATAATAGTTGTAGAACTATTTATAAGGATTTTTTGAATGGCTGAATCACCAGAAACAGTTATGGCGAATAGTCGTAACGCTAACAATATAGTAGGTAGATACGTCTATCCCGCTAAACAGTCGGCACATAATATGGTGTTAGTTTTTAGAGACTATAGCTATAACCCAACGGCTGGCGTTATTGGGCAGAAGGTAAACAAGAACACAGATGCAAGTGTCGTATTACCTATTCCCTCTAACTTACAAGACACGTACTCTGTACAGATCAACCCATTCGAATTAGGTGCGATGGGTGCTTTAGCCGCTGATGCTTTAGCTGGTAAAGGTAGAGGAGCCGCCGCTGATGCCGCTAACCTAGCTGGTGGTGCTTTTAATAATGCAGATGGTGCCGCAAGAGAAGGTAATGTTGAACAAGCAACTGGTGGATTACTATCTACGTTAAAAACTGCTAGTGCATTTGTTGGTCGTAACGCATTAGACGATATTGGAATTGGTGGCGTTGCCGCCGCTGTTGATGTATCTACAGGTACCGCAGTTAATCCACACGTAACACTTCGCTTCGAAGGTGTCAACTTAAAAGCCCATACATTCAATTGGTCTATGTCACCTACTAATGAACGAGAAGCAGAGACATTAAAGAACCTTATTAATTATATTCGTAGCAAGATGTTGCCTGCCTATGATAGACAAGGGACAACTGCTATTTCTCGTGGTCTTCTAAAGTATCCAAGTATTGTAGATATTTTCTTTACTGGTGTTGATCAGGATTACTTCTATTACTTTAAGCCAGCTATGATTAATAGTTTCACAACAGATTATACACCAAACGGTATCACACTGAACAAAGGTGGTAAGCCGTCATTCATCAATATGACAATGCAGTTAACAGAAGCATCAATTCACACCGCTGGTGATGTAAACGTTCAAGGATAAGCAATGCCAAAGTATTTCAGATATTTTCCAGAGATAACTTACAAGGGTAAGCAAGTAAAAGATATAACACGCCGTGTACGCTTCTTAGAAAAAGTAGCGACTGACCCTAGAGTGTTTCTACCATATACAGTCAAAGATGGCGAAAAGGCAGATGAGATTGCGTTTCACTATTACGGTAGTGCGAACTTCACGTGGTTAGTTTACTTAGCGAATAACGTTATCGATCCTTATTATGACTGGCCTATGGGTCAATCAAACATCGATCCGTTTATTGCTGATAAGTATCGTAGTCTTGCTGAAGCAAGCACAGGAACAACACTGAGTGATAGAGGTGTTATCGAATGGACACAGAATGCAAGTATCACAGATAATATCGCATACTATGTTAACGTAGACGATAGTGATATTAAGTTGAGCAAGGACTCATACAACATTGGTTTAGACCCAGACTTTCAATCAAGTGATTGGAATCCATTACGCTATTATGATTTTGAATTTTTAATTAATGAGGATAAGCGTCACATCTTTTTGATTGATAAGGCGTATTCATCCCAGACTGAAACTGAATTGAAGAGTATATTGAATGTCTAGTGAAAAAAGATTAGCGGGAACTTACGAATTAATCTCTTTTAAAATATCTTCTTTTCCAAAAGAAGGTAAAGAAATAGAGATGAAGCCAGTTATTCATACTTGGAATATAACCGAGTCTATGGTAAAGGGTAACATTCGTGGTACTGCTAAGATTTTTGATGCGACTGGTGTGTTCTATAACTTCCCACTCAGAGGTCAAGAAAGATTAAAAATTGTATATAAAGACTTCTTTGACAATGAGCGTGAAGAAGACTTATTTATATACACGATTGAAGACATTGCGCCTGTTGCTAATAATGATGACAGTGTATTAGAATACGTTATTCACTTTTGTTCTTACGGAAAGTTCTGGTCAGACAGATATGATATCAGACGTTGTATTGCAGAAGGCACAGAAGGTAGTAGACGCTACATTAGAGTAGACGAACAAGTACAAGTACTATTCGATGATTACTATAAATCAGAAGACACTGGTACAAAGAAAGATATCACAATCCATGAGACTGATGGTGAGCAAGCAATTGTAATCCCTAATTACAAGCCTGAAGAAGCAATGCATCTATTAGCTAGACGCTCTTACTCTGCTACTTACCCATCTAATATGTATCGCTTCTTTGAGAATAGAGACGGTTATTACTTCATAAACACTGAGCGTTGGATTGAAGAGTATCCTGAAGACCCTGATCTTATGCCCAAGTATATGTACACTCGTTCTATTGTAGATCAAACCCCTCAAGGCGAATCAGATAAGATGAACGTAATGATTAACATGTCATTTGGTGGGTTTGTCAATACATTAGACAGAATGAACAACGGCGGTTACTATCGTAAAGTATCAGAGATTGATTTACAGACAAGAACTATAAACCAATTCTCATATGATCACAAAGACGAATTTAAAGATTTCACCTGGCCCGACATGTCAAGCGATATTCAATTACGTAATACAGATGACATGATCGAAGAGCATCTAAATAAAGAGTTAGAAACCTTTGTAATAAAAGACTACGCTGAAGAGACTGGCAGTACTCCTTATGGTTTAAGACCTTCACCTTTCTACGGTGAGATATATAATAATAAACTAGCGATGATGAAAGAATATAAAGACAGTAGAATTACTGCTACTATATTCGGTAATAATAATGTTGTCGCTGGCACTATTATGGAAATAGATATACCTATGTTTAAACCTGCGTCTGAAGTTGATAAACGTTTATCTGGTTTTTATATAGTTGAAACAGTTGTTAATGAATTCATTGAAGATACTTTCTATCAGAACTTAACTTTGATTAAAGGTCCAATGTTAGTTGAGCGTAGAGAGAATGCGCAGGGAGATACGTAATGTTTGTTGAAGGTACAAGTTTAAACCCCTTTTGGTTCTTTGGCGTTGTTGTCGATAAAGACGATCCAACTAATAATGGTCGTGTGCGTGTAAGAACTCTGGGTATGCATCCAGAAGACCCTCGTATACCTGTCGAATTAAATGATAAAGAAGAATTAGATTACGTTGAAGATCAAGACTTGCCGTGGGCATGGGTCATCAATGGAACATTTGGTAAGATGCAGTGTATACCAGATGAAGGCGAATGGGTATTAGGCTTTTATGCTGATGGTAGAGATGC